GTATGTTAGCTTGTTGCTGTTGTTGTTCTCTTTCTATTTTCTGCTTTTGTCTTAGCTTTAGAAATTGATTAGCTAACTTAGTATTCTTTATCTCACGTATATCAATAGCATCCGACAAAGCGATAGCGCCTGTCTGTAGGGCCATTTGAACATTTTGTTCTAGCAAAGCTTTTTCTTCGTGCTCTGGTTCCATTTGCAAGTGTATACCAAAATCATGTAGTTGTAAGTTCTTCAACTCTAATAATGTCTCTTTATTAAACTTGCTAATAGAGTTTGATAACGAGTTTTCAGTTAAAGGATTTTGAACTAGATCAGCTACTTTAAGACTAATGTTTTCGCAAGTTCTAAGTGATAAATATAACAAAGAATCCATTAAGTGTTTAGTCGCAGTGTTTGAAGCGTTTGCAGCCATTTTTTGTAAACCAACTAAAGCATCTTTTTCAGGAGCACTACCATCTCTAGCTTCATTCAAACCGGTTACATCTCTTATCATTTGTAGATAATAATGTTTTGTACCTATTAAACTCTGTATCTTAGCTTGACCAGAAGAAGTTGATAATTCTTGAATAGGTACTTTACCTGCATTCATACCACCTTCTTGAGTAAGTGATCTACCTACAACAGAACCTGTTTGAAAATACATATTCAAAGCTTCTGCTGGATTATAGTTTGTTCCGTTACCTAGATCAACTTCTGCTAAACCATCCATGTCTAAGAATACTCCATCAGGGACTATTCTAGACATAACCTGTTGTAGCTTTAAATGCGTAAGCTGTATCATATCAGCAAAACCTGTTATCCTGCTTACAATTGATTCTATACGTCCTTTGTACATTTTCGGAGCTGTAATACAGTAGTTCATTTCTACTTTAGTGGTATCAGCAAATGGTCTAGTCATATTCTCCGCTAGCTTCCACTCCAGCATCATATTATTACCTAATACTTTTGCCCCAGTATACAACACTTCTATAGTTCTATAAACTCTTTCAAAGTTATCGTTTGGTGGAGGATTGAAACCGTCAGTTTTCTCTAAAGCTTTTTCTAAACCTTGATCTGTTCTTTTTATTTTAAAAACTTGGTTCATATAGGTTTTGTATTCAAAATACATAACTTGAACGGTGTTTTCATCATAATTACCCCAACCAGTAACATACTGAGAGTTACCTGGCATTTGCTGTATCTTATAAAGTTCCTCTTCAGATAGATTCGGAAACTGCTTTTTTAATTCTGGTATAGTTATAGCTTTAACCTCACCAACATAGTATATATCTTCAAAATTTGGATCCTCTGTATAAGAATAAACCATATAAGCAGGATCAACATAATCAATTTTAATTCCCTCTGTGTTATCAAACCTTGTTTTACATGCTGCAATACCTAATACGGTTAAATCATTAGCTAGTCTTTTTTTAGTTTCATCATACCTATTATACCCAAGTACGTTATTAATAACCTCTTCTTCAGCAATTTCAACATTTTGTTTAAATGTCATTTGCATATGTATATCTAACTCATCTTTGCTTTCAGGTAACGCTATAGTGTTTTGTGTCAAAGACAGATCCTCGCCAGTAGCTTCTTTTATTTGAGCTAAAGCTTCTTTGTTAGCCATATCTTGCTCTATAGCTCTTGCGTACTCAGTTCTATTTTTTATTGAAAAAGGATCTTGTGCTGTTGTTTGTATTTCATAAGACTTATTAGCCATACCATTAGCTACAATATCTACAAACTTAGATATTACAGGTACTGGTTTCCAGTCTAAATTAAGATAAGACAAATCACCATTTATAGATAACTCGTCTTTATATTTTTGAACACTTTGTTCTCCCCTTGCGTATAATCTTAATTGATGAAAATTACTATAACTCTGTACGTATCTATTACCAGATCTACCTTCTTGAAACCATTCGCCTTCTATAGCTCTAGCAACTTGAATACCATATTCTAAACTTGCTTTTTCTTCGTCGCTAACAACTTGGCTAGGAAATGAACTATTAGTATTAGTTTGTATTTTCATTTATTAAATCATTTTTGACATAGACCCAGTGTTGTCGTATTTTTTTATACCTAGGTTGATGCTTTGTTTTTCTCTTTTTGCAACTGGTGTGTATCTATTTTTGTTACAAGCCATTAAAGCTAAACCTGAACTTATAGAAGCATCATGTTTAGTTCTATTGTTTATATTAAATCTAGCCCAATCTTCTAGTGTTCTTTGAAAGTACATATCACCGTAAGTACCATTAAGGTTTCCTACGTAAGTGTTTATGTATGTTTCTATTGCAGCAGCGTGCGCTTGCTTTATATCTTCACTTGAGTTAGGTATACCACCGATCTCTCTTTCAGTTACAGATAACTTATTCCATATTTTATCAGGTCTATTCATAGAGTAACCTCTATAACCTCTTCTTTTAAAATGATATAATAGTCTAGGCTTATTGTTTTCTGCTAATATAGGCATACCGTAAAAAACGCAAGCCATTAGAACGTCTTCAAAAAATATCTCTGCAGTCTGTGGTCTTGATATGTATTCTAAGAAAAACGAGTTAGGTGGAGCATCTTCCATGCTAAACTTAGTTAAACCACTTAAAGCTCCTTTAGAACCTCTACCATCTACTGTACCTGATATATCATAACTATCACAACCAAAAGCACCTATGTGTTCATTAGCGGGATACTTTATACCATTCCTTACTATTACACGGTTTTGTAGATTTACAGGTGGAATCCAAGATATTCTGAACCTTCCATCTTTATTTGGTGTAAATATAACTCTAGAGTCAACACCGTTCTCCCATTGAAAACTACCAGTAGATACCATAGCTGAATTATTTAAGTCAGCGTTGTAATCTATTTGCTCGTATATTTTAGTAAGATTAAATAAAGAATCTTTAGCTTCGTCTCTAAAAGCGTGTTTCTCTGTTCTTGGAAACTGACGATAGTATTCGTTTAAACCGTCTTGATCGTCTTTTAATCCATCTACTTCATTTTCCCAGTGCTCAATAACACCGTGCTCTATAATAGTACCGCTTGGGTCTACTGTCTTTTTACTCGGTTTATCGAAGACAGGTAATCCATAAGAATCAATGAATCCTTCGTAGTTCCATTCCATAGGAATGAACAAACTATATAGTCCTGAGCTAGTCTGCCCATTGCGGTTTCTTTTTGTGACATCAGATGCTTCATATAGTTTTTTAAAGTTTCCACCACCTTTTTCTAAAGCGTTTGATGTTGATCCCATCATGCACTTGCCAACTATCTTACTACCTAATCGAAGGCACGTTTTCGTGACCCTCCAATTGTTGAGGATGTTGTCCGGCCTTTCCCATTTACCGCTTTCGTCGTGGACGAGGAGTTTGAGTTTTTCTCCATCATAGGAATTATCACCCGTGTTTTTCCAGTCGATCGTGGTATCAAGACCTTCCAGTTCTTTTTGGGTTTCTCCGTCGTTGAGCTTTTTACGAGTGAGTCGCGACGCTGGAACTCTATAAGCCAGCTCGGTTTTGGGCCTGTCCATTCCGTCTTGTATTGGCTTGAAAAAAAAGGGGAAGTTAATAGAAATGGGTACAACCTTATCTGTGAACATTTTCTTCGCATCGGCTCCAGATTTGGACAATATTCCGAAACGTGCATCGCTTGATATTGTGGCCATATTAACCGTCTCCCCAGACGCCATGAATGAAAAGCCGCTACGTCTATTCTTGAGATATGACATACCGTAGCATCTTGTGTCGGCTTTACAAGCTTCCCAGAATATAAAGAATAATCTATTTGATTCCCTATAGTCTGCTGACCCAACGTCAATTTTGGACCACTGCAAGTACATGTAATGAGTACCAGTAATATAAGTTGGCTTGCCATTGTTATAAAACCAAAAACCTTTTTCCCTTCTTTTAAACTCTGTGTCGATGTAGTCATACCATTTTTCTTTAAATTCAGTTGAATAGTTATCCCAATCAAACACACTTTTTATCTTAGAGAGCTCTTTAGGATATTCAAGTTTTTTCCAAACTTGCTCCTCTTTAATATCTGAGCATTTAAAAGCTTCTTTGTCTACTCTTGGAAGCGCTATCTTTAAGTTTTGTATTTCTATAATGTCACCAATGGTTCCATCAGAACTTATTACAACTATATCATACTCAGCGTTGTAGCCTTTCTCCCATTTTTTATACCTATTATTCTTACTTAAGATTTTAGGCTTTATGTGATCTTTTAC